CAAATACTGCGTATAATACAAGTTCTGACTATCGACTAAAAGAAAACATAAGTTATACATGGGATGCAACAACACGATTAAAACAACTAAAACCTGCCAGGTTTAACTTTATCGCTGACCCTGACAATACAGTTGATGGTTTCATGGCGCATGAAGCGCAAGAGGTAGTTCCTGAATCTGTTACAGGTGTCAAGGATGAAGTAGATGATGACGATAAACCTGTAATGCAGGGAATAGATCAGTCTAAACTTGTTCCTTTACTTGTTAAAACTATCCAAGAGCTTGAGGCACGAATTGCTAAATTAGAGGAAGATAAATAATGGCATCTAGTATAGAAACTACAAGCACTACTACCACGCTAAAGAATAACGGCAATACTTATCTAAGTGTGGATACTAATGATGACGTAGCTATTACTAATACGTTAACAGCTACTAGCCCTACTTTTGTAACTCCTAATATTGGTGCTGCAACAGTTACCTCACTTAATGGTGGTCAGTTAGCAGGGAATAGGAATCGTATTATTAATGGTGATATGCGGATTGACCAGAGAAACGCAGGGGCTGCTGTCACTCCTACAGATGGTATATTTTCAGCAGACAGATGGAGATGTGGATTAAATCAGGCATCTAAGTTCTCAATTCAACAACAATCAGAAGCCCCTGTGGGATTCAGTAGTTCATTAAAGATCACTTCGTTAAGTGCTTATTCATTAGCAGTTGGTGATTTATTCCTATTTGAACAACGAATTGAAGGGTTTAACTTTTCTGATTTAGCGTGGGGAACAGCTTCTGCAAAAGCAGTCACACTTTCTTTTTATGTGCGGTCTAGTCTTACAGGAACTTTTGGAGGATCAGTACGAAATGCTGCAAACGCTAGGAGTTACCCATTTAATTATACAATTTCATCAGCAGATACATGGGAACAGAAGACAATTAGCATCGCAGGAGATACATCAGGAACTTGGGTAACTACTAATGCCCATTCTGCCACAGTTGGATTTGGGTTGGGTGTGGGAACAAACTTTACCGCCTCCGCAGGGTCGTGGGTAGGATCGGCTGAACTATCAGCAGATAGCTCGGTATCGGTAGTTGGAACAAATGCAGCAACCTTTTACATAACTGGAGTCCAACTAGAAGAAGGCTCAGTAGCCACACCATTTGAACATAGAAGTTATGGAGAAGAGTTAGCTTTGTGTCAGCGGTATTACCAAGAAACAAGGACAGGCTGGTCAGGAAATACAGCGGATAACGAGTTTTATCGCGCCCATTATCAACTTCCTGTAACTATGAGAGCCGCCCCTACAATTGTTTGGGCAGATGTCAATGTAGCTGGATTTGATGGTGCTTATAGTAGTGAAAGTACTGCTGTAAATGGAGGGGCTGTTTATAGACAAGCAAATACTACCGCCAACGGTAGACTGTTTACAGTATCAGGTAAGTTTACTTCGGAGCTATAAACTATGTATCCTAAAGGGAAATAATGGCAAAACTTACATTAAATGACGTAACCACTGGTTATCAATCAACGACAGCAGCTAATACTAACAATACGTTAATAGAAGCAGCATTAGAAAATACTATTTCTAGGGATGGTACTGCTCCAAACACAATGACGGGTTCATTGGATATGAATGGACAGAACATTCTTAATCTAGGTAATCCAATTGTTGTTGAGGGATGGGATTGGAAAGGGCCGTGGGCAACTACTACTGCTTATATAATAGGAGATGTTGTTGAGAATAGTGGAACAAGTTATATTTGTATTTTAGCACATACATCTGGTACATTTAGTACAGATTTAAGCAATGTTAAATGGCAGTTAGTAGCTACAGCTAACTTACCTACTCAAACATCTCACAATGGTAAGTACTTAACAACTAATGGAACGAGTGCTGATTGGACAACATTACCTACTTATCCTACTTCTGCAATTCCTGCGGGTACTGTCATGCTATTTTGGCAAGCCAATGCACCAACAGGGTGGACTAAGATAACTTCTCAGAATGATAAAGCATTTAGAGTAGTATCGGGAACTGGGGGAGGTACAGGTGGCTCAGTAGCTTTTGAAACAGCTTTTGCTAGTCAGACTCCAAGTGGTACAACTGATGCAATTGCACTTACAGTAGCACAGATACCTGCCCATACTCATACTGGTGGTATTAACACCTCTGTTGCGGGAGTACAAGGTGGCGCACAAACCTATACAGCTACTTCTACTAGTGTAGCCACAGGTAGTGCGGGTAGTGGAGCAACACATAGCCACGCCTTTACTGGGAGTGCTATTAATTTAGATGTCTCATACATTGACATAATTTTATGCAGCAAAGATAGCTAATGGATGTAGAAACTGGAGAATGCCCTTTAGGGGCTAAATGTGAAGAAGTTAAAACCGTTAATGGTAAGCAAGTTATAGTTCGTTGCCCTTGGTACATTAGAGTATCAGGTAAAAATGTTAATACGGATGAAGACACAGATGATTGGGGTTGTGCTATTGCATGGATGCCCGCCTTATTAATTAACACTGCAAATGAAGCCCGTAAAGGAGCATCAGCTACAGAGAGTTTTAGAAATGAAATGGTAACAGAGGGGGCTAAGACAAGACAGATTCTTGCTACTCCTTTTAATTCTAGAGTTCGATTAGTAAATGATACTTGAGTATCCTAATTTTGTTAGTAATGAAGATATAGACAGTATACTAAGTGGTATTCATCCTTATGTGAATAAGGGTGATACTCATATGTATAACAGGGACGGAAAAACTGTCAACATTACAAAAACAGAAGGATTAAGTGAGGTAGATAAATTATTACAAAAAATATTTGCTAATCTTCAAGAATCTTTAATATCAAGAAGGTATAAACCGATAAGAGAATCAGCAGATCAAGGTTATGAATATCATAGATATGATAAAGAACAGATTTGTCATTATCATACGGATGGAGAGTTTGGTGGAAATGTTAATGAAGGATGCTTGTTAAGATATGCTTCTGTTGTATTGCATCTTAATACTGTTAAAGAGGGTGGGGAGTTAATATTCCCTGCTCAGAACAAAGCAATAAAAACAGAGAAGGGAAAGATTGTTGTTTTTCCGCCTCACGCAACTCATGGACACTATACCACTCCTTCCCCAGAGGTTAGAGAGATTGTAGTAACATGGTTTGTTTATTCCGACATAATTGTAAGGACTAATAAATGAGTAAAGATCGAAGTTGGGCTATGGAGTGGTTGGTAAATCAACCTGCACACTGGGCTACAGCCTTTGTACCCGCATTATTAATACTATGGCAACCATTATGGTTTGTCTGGTTAGTAATATTATTCCCTTTAAGCAGGGAGTATTATCAGCACCATCGGAAAGTAACGGTTTGGCGAAGGGATTTATGGTTCGCTTATGCAGGTATCATCTGCGCTTATGTAGCATATTTTATAGGGATTTATTATGTTGAATTGGCTTAAAGGAAGACTTAAAGAAAAGAGTACCCAAACAGCAGTAGTTGGTGCTTTAATTTGGGGTGGCGCACACTTTGGATTAACACTAACAGTAGAACAAGAATTACAACTAACTACTGTAATAGCATTTGTATTTGGTTTAATTGTTACTGCTATTAAAGAAAAAGGCTCAGAAGATTAGTATGGATGTAATGACATACGTTCTATTAGCTTATACAATTATCCTTGGCGGAATGTATGGATGGAGACAATATACAGCCCGTCAAAGGGACACAGCTAGAAAGGAACTTGCGGGATTACAAGCACTAGGGAAATATCAATCAGACTCTAGTAATAAAATTAATAAACATAATGATAAACTTAAAGAGGAACTTGATGAGAAATTTAACAATATTATTGACCATATTGATGCTGACAGGGTGTCAAACGCTTCTCGCCCCCGCAATTTGTCCAGATCCATTGAGCAGCTTTCCAGAAGTGAATTACTCAAACGATTGAGTAAAGCAGAGACAGCTTTAAAGATAATACACGAATGGAGAAATAGAGTTCGTGGTTAGCTCTAGAGTAGAACAGATTAGGGTATTGGCGGAGAACAACTTTATCTCCTTTGTGAGGTTAGTTGCTCCGCATCTCCTATTAGGATTAAT